TAGTCGTTCTTGAAAATTAGCCATTTAGTACATACCTCTTAGCTCTTGGACAGACACTTCGCCTCTCTGGAAAGCCTCCATAGCTTCTTGCCTTTCTGCTTCAGGAATAAAACTAAGGTCTGGCTGCATTAAAGATTGTTGATAAGAAGAAAAGTCCTTAGCAGATCCTAATGTTATAGCCGTTTGCATTAAGTCTTCTGCCTGTTCTAACAGAAATTTTAATCTTCCTAAGTTGCTCTCTCCACTGGCTTGATAGTTTCCTATCTGTTCAACTAAATACTCTCTTTCTTGGTTAGAAATAGATCCGGGAAAGTTCTCTAATTTTGCTAAAACAATGTCCCCTAATCTAGCCTCAAACTCCCCAATATCTTTAGGCGTTTTTCCTAAAAAGTCAACAAGACCTCTGGACATTCTTCGGACAAAACCACCAGTTGTAACGTCTCCGGAGTCTAGTAAATCAATAGATTCTCTTATGTTTTTAGCGGATCGTCGTAAAGAAGGAAGTTGAACGACTGCTTCTACCCTTGCTTTGTTAAACTCCTGTTCTACAGTAGTTCTGCCTGCTTCCCCAGACCTATCGAAAAACCCTCCTCCGGTTGTTCCTGAGACAATAGTCAAAGCGCCCACTGGTTTTTCAGGGGAGTTTGGGAAAGGGAGAATAACCTCTCTGCCTCTACCTTGTTCATCATATTGAGAAGCCCGTGTAAACAAGTTTCCTTGGCTGTCTCTAATAACAACCTCACCTTTAGTTGTCCTGTCTCCACCAGCAGTAGTAGCAAACTGGTTGTATATTTCAAAAGCTTTTTCTGGGGGTACTTGATAGGCTTTAGCAAGTCTGAAAAACCTTTCTCGATTCTTAGGTTCACTAATTTTCGCGCCGGTAGCACCCGCAACTTTTGCTAGAGCTTGCTGCCCCAGCTCTACTTGTCTAGTCTGAGCTAAACCACGTGCTTCCAGAGCTTGTTCAATAAGGCCTTGATCTGCCAAAGCTACTGCACCTTGTCTCATTTGTAAAGGAACACCGCTTAACAAGTCCCTCCCTGCTGAAACTCTTGTTGCTTTTTCCGAAGCTTCCCTAGAAGCCTGCATCATTTGCTGTGCTTCTTTCTGATAACCGGCGGCACCTAACTGCTGGGCAACATTTGCCAAAGCAGCAGGGTCCTTAGAAGCCATTGCTTGCTGCCCTTGCTGCATCAACTGGTTAAACTCTTGCTGCTTTCGCTGGTCCCTCATCTGACCCGGAATACCACCAATAGCTTGACCTAAGCCAAACATGCCTTGTTGATAAGCAGGTCTACCTAAGTTAGACAAAAACGCTTGTGAAAATTGAGCCATTATATGTTCTCCTTATTAATCAAACAGCCCACCAAGAGCTGAACTAGCAAGCCCAGACCCTAAAGACCCTATTAAGTCTGCTTGTCCTAAGCCTGACTGAAGCAGTGCCTCAAGACCTGAAGCATAAGTTTTGCCGTATGCTCCTGCTTGTTCTGATATTGCTTGTCTCTGACGTTCTGCTGCGGTCATTCCGGGTTGCAATGCAGACAACAACTGTGCCTGTGGCACGTAGCCAGCAGCCAGCATACCAGTGCCTAACTGGGATTGTCGTTGCTGCTCTTGTCCTGCAAACTGCATAGCGTTTAACATGGCTTGGTTCTGAGCTTCCATCTGAGCCTTCTCAAACATAAACTCGTCAGGCGTTTTGCCGTACATGTTTGTCTGTGTGCCTAAGCGACCCTGTGAAGCCATGCGTTGTTCCAGAGCAAGCCTTTGACGCTCTTGTTCTGGAGTCATAGCTGTGAGCATGCGGTTGTACACATCTTGCTCACGTTGGGCTATAGGTGCCCTTGCTTGGCCAAAGAACATCTCTGCGTCTTTTAAAGACTGTTGTTGTAAAGCCTGTTCTTCAGGAGAAGTAGTTATATCGTACGACATCTGACCCGTCTCTGGGTCCCTTGACATACCAAACTGACCGCCAGTAGCAGAAGTAACGGTGTACGGTTGAAACTCCATCATACCTGAGAGTTTATCTGCTAGACCACCTTCCCCTGCAAACTCCTCGTACCCAAAAGCTCCTATTTGCCCTAGTTTATCGTAGGCTTCTTTAGTTAAGTAGCCCCCGGCAGCGCCTCCTAATAAATTAGCTATCCAGCTTGCTCCTGTAGCAGCGTTAGCGCTAGTATCAACTTCGCTCATTAGTAAGTTCCTCCATTAATCGTCCCAGTCGCCAGTGTCCCTGTAAAAGTCAGCGCGGGAATTGTGACAGTCCCTGTGAACGTGGGTCCAGCCGTGTTTGCTTTTGTGGCTATTGCCGTTGCGATGTTGTCGAACTCAGTTTCAAACTCAGTCCCCCTAACAATTTTATTAACGTCGCCAGCAGATAAAGTATCTTTGGCGGCAAAGTCAGTCAGTTTAGTATAATTACTCATATTGTTTTACCTACCAGTGCAAGTACGTTTATTTCCTGTAAAGAGAGTTCTTCTCCGTTAATGTCGGCTTCCATACCAATACTCAAAGTTCCGCCGCTTCCGTTAGTGTTAATGGCTTCTTTGGAAGTCAAAACACCGTCTGAAAACTGACCCACGGTGTATTCGTCTATGCCAAACTCAGCCTTTGCTTCGTCTTTTAAAGTAAGAAACTCTACGTTGTAAGAAGAGCCAAAGTCGTAGTCCCACTTCAGAAAAATGTTTAAACCACTACCGCCTACTATCGTCGGTCTGAGCTTCTTGAGGAACTTAAGTTTAGAAGGGTCTCCAAAAGACAGCTCTGGGCTAAAGTACTTGAAGCCGTAGGAGCCACCATTGTCCTGAAAACCTGAGTATTGCCCTATACCTAGTGAACTACCAATGAGCAAAGTCCCTTCACTCTTTCGTTCGTAGCACGTAAAGCTAGTTCCGGGCCAGCGTGTCACTCTGTACGACCCGTTTTCTAGTGTCCCTCTAACGTCAAAACAATAGGTAATGTTCTGGTTTACGAAAGTAAGCAAGTAGAAGTTTTCCTCTGGATGATACACAGACTTGTAGACTTCGTTAGCTTCCCTGAGTACCTGAATAATGTCCGTAGTAATTGTACCGGATAAACTGCTTAGTGGCATGGACTTTTCTTGGATTGTTCTCCCGAAGCTCTTTAGGCCTGTGTGGGACAAGAATATCACGTCTACACCAGTGTGTTGTATAGTGTCTCTGCCTACGCAGCCCACACCTACTACTGTGTCTGACAAAGCCATAGTAGCAGGAGAGTCAGCACCCTCATAAACTACGATACTACGCTGACCAAAGATAATCAATTTATTATTATGGGCAGATAGTGCTACAACTTCGTCGTGACCGTCAGGCCATACTTTAGACAAGTTAATGGAACCAGAGGTCCCACCTAGCCAGTCATGGCCAATCAAAAGATCAGACCAATAAACAGTTGATTTATCCGTAGCAAAGTCAGCAGTCCAGAGTCTACCGTAAGCTGCTAGGACTTCATTCCCGTACATACTAGAGGTGACACCGGCTGCACCTGTGACTGTGCTTAGTTGCAACACGTCCCCGTTAGTACCTCCGGGGTCAAGAGTTGCAATGTTGTTGTAAACAAGAGGCTCGTAGCCACGCTGGAAAAAGTAGATGCTGTCGTTAAAGTTGACCATCTTCCAGTCATCAGCAGTAATTGTGTAGCTGCCGGGAGTCTCATCAGCTAACGTGGTTGTACCACTGAAAATCTTGTTGTTGCCTACTGAGAAAATCTCGGTGTTACCTGCGTCGTCCCTGAACTCCTTGATAGAACTTAAGAAGTCACTGCCTAGCTGCGTCTTATCAGTTGTGATGACCAAGTGACCCTTACGTGCTGCAATACGCCCTCTCTTGTCGATAACAGCGTTGTCTGCTGTTTCAGCAAAGGAAGGGTCCTGAGCTAACGGTGCGTCCTCAGTGTTGATGCCTTGGAACGCAGGTGCTACAAGATTAATACTTTTGAGTTCTTGTGCCATATAAGTACCTTAAGGCGTGTAGAAGATAGTTTCTTCGGGGTGTCTAGCGGCGTCCATAGCAATAGCATCGGACAAGTACTTGTTAGCCATTGAGAAGTACTCAGTACTGGACGTACCACCTGTTTCCCCACGTTCTCGTGAAGCAAAAGCTACAGCAAGGTGTACTACGGGCATAGAAGGTATCTTAATAGTGTCAGTGTCAGCACTTAAGTCACCATTACGTAACGCACAGTTAAAACGTAAGGAGTAGACTCCGTCAGGCTTAGGGTAAACATCGATTAACGTGTCACCGTCTGTGTCAACACCGTTGTACGTATAGTACATGGGTGCACCAGAGACAGGGTTTCCTAAGAGAAACTGCGAGTCAAACCAGTTGTTAGTCTGGTACTGCATTATTAAGTTTGACGTATCGTTTAACACGTTTAGTTCTTTGATGTTATTCTGGCTACCAGTTAAAGAGTAGTTGAATACGTCAGCCGTAGTAGTGATTGTAAGGGTAGTCCTAAGTGCAGACCAGTCCCACGAGGTTTCTACGAGGTCCTTAGCGTCATTAATAAGGTCTCCGATTAGTTTGCTGTAGGAATTAGACTGAACAGAAGAAACCTCTGTTTCTCGTAGTCTCCTAAGCACATTATTAACTAAATCTAAATAAGTCATTAGATCATTCCTTTAAACAAACTTTCATTAATGATTCGATTAAGTTGAGCAGTGTAGTCTTTTGGTTGGTACTGAACTCCTACAAACGGTGGTAACCCATAACTAAGTCCTCCCATGTATCCTCCAGATCCTAGGCCACCGCCACCACCGCCTCCACCACCACTACTTGAGGTTCCAACAAGAGGGTCTTCAACGATAGGATCATCTGTTCCAACTAAAGGATCTTCAGGGCCTTGTTCGACTATTACAGGGCCACCGACTATAGGATCTTCAGGGACTCCTTCAGTTATTACAGGGCCTCCGACTACAGGATCTTCAGTAGTTACTACAGGATCTTGAGTAGTTACTACAGGATCTTGAGTAGTTGCTACAGGTTCTTCAAGAAAAAGTTCTTCGCCTACTTCAGCAGGTTCTAATGTTGTTCCTACGCCTCCTCCTCTGTTCCAAATGTCATCGTCTAGTCGATTATCAACAGGCTCATTTTTTGTAATTGTACCCGGAAGAACAGTTTCTCCTCCGTTGCCTACAATAACATCTGGTCTGTTTATTTCAACAACATTTCCTTCTTTATCGGTAATTACGCGACCCCCAACTTTACCTCCCTTAGTAGGAGGAGGAGTTACTTCTTCGTCTTCACCAACTATAGGTGGGCTACTGGGAGGAGGAGGTTCAGTAACCGTAGTATCCCTTGTTTGAGTTTCAGGTAAGTCCTGTTCTTCTGTAGCGGGTGTTGGAGTTTCTGGGGATAGTCCGTCTCCTTCTTCCCACTCTCCTGTGTCTGTATTAAAAAACACTCTTCCTATAGTTGCCGCTGTTCCCGTAAGATTTCCGTCTGAATTTATACGAGCATCCGTAAGAACATTACGTCCTAGCTCTGGAAGATCAATAGTAATGTTTCCATCTTTATCTATAAAAACGTCTTCAAGAGGTCCTAATACTTGTCCTCTTACGGACTCTCCTATTGCTTCACCGCCTACAAAATTACCGTCTGCGTCAAACAAAGGTATCCTTATTGGAGTACCGTCTGCGTCAAAAGAAACTGGTATTCTAACGTCTGCCCATGTTCCTCTGTCTGGAGTAGTAGTGATAATTAAAGGCGCTTTAACAAGAGGTCCTTCCATCTGGGCTTGTAGTGTCTCATCTGCCCACTCTAACCATTCGTCTATTGACGTAGGTATTCCTTTAGGCCCAAACAAAAGCTTTCCAACGCTTTCAGTAATGCCTCCTAAAGCTTCTTGAATCTGAGGCCAGATAGCTATTTGATCTTCAGTAGGTAATTTTGTTACGTCTACTGGTTCATTCTCAGGAAGCGTGTATGTACTTTCCGCAGTAGCGTCTACCTCAGTTAATTCTGTGCCGCCTATGTCGTCTACTTCTACTTTATCGTCTGTAGGGGTTGGAGTAGGTAGGGGAGCAGTAGTAAAGTCTTCGTCACCTATGGTTTCTTCAACGGTTGCAGTTCCCATTAGGTCTGGGTCTGCTTCTAGGGAGCCTTCTTCTTCTGATTCTTGCGCAGGAAGTAGAAGAGTTTGCATTTCTTCATAGAACTCTACAAACCTAGTACCAGCATCTCCATAATCTGACAGCTCAAACTCTTGTAGTTCTTCGTAAGTTATGTCTCCTTTAAGATAACTATCAACAAGAGATGAAAACTCTGCTTGGTCTTCAATAAGCCATTGCAGCTCTTGAGGTAACATATCGTAATACTCATCGTCAAGACGGTTTTGGCCTGTTGGGTCGTTTTGACCATAGTATTGATTCAGAATACTAGCAATTGCATTAGGGTCATCTACCCTTGACTTCCAGTCATCTGGATTAAAAGTACCGTCAGCTGTTAATGGGTCAGTTTTAAATGTTTGCATCGGCGGTGTTTTAACAGTACGAAAAGGTATTGATCTTTTAGCCATTGCGATTATTCCAGAGGTCAAACAAAGTTTTAAGTTTTTCTTCCACTACGTCCATACGGGACATTAGCCTGCCCAACGTAAGGACAAGCACAATGAAGCCCACAAAGATGGGCCAGATTGATCCAATAAGATCAATGTACTCCACATTAAGAGTCCTTATTTTTATGGATTAAGTTTTGTATTGTCTCCGTCTCAAAGATTCTAATGACAGT